GGTCGGGGGCGTGGTGGTGGTGTTTACAAAAAAAGGTTTTGGTTTACGGGTGTTTACATCGGTGAGGCCGAGTGCTTCGGCTCTGCGTTGTTGTTGTATGGCTCGTTTGTTGTTGACGTAGGCCGCGCCACGTTTGGAGTTGCAAGACTTGCAGGCTGGTACGAGGTTGTCTAGGTCGTCTGTTCCGCCTGCGTCGAATGGGATTAGGTGGTCTGCGTCTGTGGCGGGTGCGCGACGGCACCAGTGGCATACCGGGTTGCCTGCGAGGATGTCTTTTCTGTTGCGGTTGAACTCGGGTGTTGCGCGTCTGGTCATTGTGTTTCTCCTACCGCCCTTGCTTCGCTGCGGTTGGTCTCATGATAACTACATGGCTTCGGGTAGGTGTCCCTCCCGCCGTTCGTGGACTGTCTCCACCGGTCGCCGTTTGAATCCTTGTAGGGCCGTCACCGTCGTGTTTATGTCGTTCATACGCTGCTCAAGGCTTCAAGCCGTTTCGGGCAAGCCTCGTCTACCCACGTTCCCGTGTGAACACCAACAGAGTGCAAACCCCTATGTGGCCATGGTCGTATTCAGCTGTGGTGTCTAGGGGCTGCTCATCATGAACCTAAACCCCTAGACAAGTCGGATGTTATACCTGTTTACCGCCGAGGCGCTTGGCAATCAGATCTATTTGTGAAGGCCGCCACAGATACCATTCGGCATGCGGGAGTATTGCGAGCGCCCATTGTTTCTGCGCTGGTGACACTTTGCCCCGCTCGGTCTTGAGTTCAGCGAAGATGAGTCCGCGTTCTTTGTGGGCTAGGACTAGGTCGGGGAAGCCTTGACCGTCGGTGCGGAACACACCCGGGCGTACTTGATGCGGGGAAGGGTGGAACACCAGCCAGCCGTTTAGTTTGGCTAAATGCTCTACCTGGTCTTGCCAGATGCGTTCGGACAATTCACCCATGGCGACCGCCTACCCAGACGCCCAGAATGAACATGAGTGAGCAGGTGCACACGAACTGGATGAAGTCAATCACGGCTCACGGCCTTGGTTTGCCACTGGTCGCGTTCCGCCTCAAGTTGCCTGATGCGTTCGTACAGCTGGGCGCGTTCACGAAGCAGGTCTTCAATGTAATCCTTGGCGGTCTGCAAATCCATTAGAACGGTTCTTCTGCGTCGTCGTTGTTCGGTGGTTCGTAGGTGCCGTTTTTCAGCGCGTCAATAAGCGCCGTCATGTCGCCCTTGCTCATGCTGTCTAGACCTTGCGGGTATGCGTGGCCAGCCTTCTTCAGTAGTGACTTGGCGTAACCGACTTGTTTGTCTGATGCCGCCCCAGCAGGCTGGGTAACTTGCACAGATGGCATACGGGCGTCGGTGCCTTGACTCATGCGCTGCACCTTTGACATCTCTTCACGGCTAGGTCGTTTGTTTACATCTGACCCGGCATACCCAGCGTTAGCGAGCGCGCGACCGACCGCGCTGGTCTCGCAGTTCTCAACGTGGCTGGTTCTGTTTACATTCCCAGCGCCGCGCACCTCTTCGGCGTAACCCGTGGCCACACAAATGTCCTCGAGCCACAGCTCTGCACGGATCACGCAGATGTCTGCACCGGGGGCGCTAATCATGTGCGTCATGGTGCGACCGTTGGGGTGGTCGGCTAGCCAGCGGGCGTGACGTGCCGCCACTGGTTCGTAATCGTCAAGGTTGAACGCCATTTTGCACTTCCTCGGTGACTCTTTCGACTATTGCGTCGTAGATGCGCTTGGCCTCAAAGTAGAACACGGGCAAGACCTGCTCGGTGGCGTCCAGCAGGTAACACCTTGAGCAACGAATCTTCAAGTGGGCACAGTGGCAGTCCTTGTTGAGGGTGCCAAGTATGAGCCCAACAATGGTGTGCTTCGTCTGGTAGTCGGTTGGGTCAATCATCGGCCTGTCTCCCATTCCCCTAGGTTTACACCATCGCTGTGTCCCATTGACGGGTGCCAGCAGTTTGCAAGTTCCATGATGCGCGCCGCAGCTTGACTTAGCCACAGGTGCGCTAGGTAGTTACCGGACAGGTGAGCGTCGGTGGCGAGGTTGAGTAGGCGCTTGGCTAGTTGTTCGTCACTGAGCGCCATTAGCGGCCGCCTTCTTTGCGTCACGCTTCGCCTTAGCCTCAGCCTTCTTGCGGTCTTTAGCGATTAGCGCTTGACCTTCAATAACGGCTGAGCGCATTGAACACAACATAAACTCGCCAAGTTTCATTGCACAGCTTGTCGCGTTGTAAACAAGCGCGTCGTATTCCTCTTGCGTTACGCGAAACGCAATCACTTTTGTTTTCATTGTTTCTCCCAATGTTTATTGTGTTATTTACAGTTGCGTTTCCAGCGTTGCACCAGCGGATGCTTTGACTGGCATAGCAGTTGCTGTAAACCCATGCAGTTGGACTTTACAACACCCCAACCCCACGGCCCGACAGGGTGCTTGTAAACACCCCTAGACCAATGCCCTTCAAACGCGATGTTATCCACGACGCGGGCCTGCTGGAGCGCCGTAAGACCCTTAGCCGATGACCGGTTGCTCCACATTTGCCAGACCCCGCGGGCGATGCCGTACATGGACGTGTAGGACTTTGTGGAATGGTTGACGTCTGCGCCTGTTTCGCACTGTGCTAGGCGACGATAGAACCGCCAGTCCATGACCAGCTCCTCCCCGTAAGCCTTAGTCGGTGTTGCGGATAGGGCTGTGGTAATTAGTGCTATGCACATGATGCGCTTGAACAATCCTCTGAAACCTCAATAGATGGCCCCCACGGCAAGTTGGTTGACAGTCGGTGGTTGACTGTCACTCGCTCGATCAGGCCGTCAGCAGATGTAAACACCTGCACCAGTATTTTCTTATCTTCCGACCATAACGGAAGCCAGCCGTAAACAGGTATCACTTGTGACCTGACATACCGACGTAGATAATGACGATGGTGGTGAACATGATGATGCCGAACCCGACCCATGAGACGATTGCGTGTATCACTTCAGTGCCTCCAAGCCTGCTGGGGTGATGCGACAGACCATAGCGTTTACACCTGCCACAGTTGGGGCGGTGTCACCGGTGGCTTCAATGAGTCCGAGTCGGCGCAGGTCGGCGCAACGCTTCCAGCCGTGAACGATGCCAGCCATGCCAGCTGCGGTTTCGTCGATCAGCCCCCACACAGGGTGCTCGGCGTAAACGGCGAGTATGCGCATGGCTTGTGAGCCACGACGCGGGATGATGTGTTTAGCCCCGTTTATAGACCCTGCTGGGTCGGTGTTGCGGAACAACGGTAAGTCGTCGAATGTGGTCATAGTTTCTCCTGTCCTTGGCGACAGCATCACCGTAAACAATTGTAAACACAATGTCAAGCATTGCGAGATCGCGGGTGGAGCCGGGGAGAAACCAACAACCCCACCCGCTAGCCGTCACCGTATCCAAGCGGTGCCAGCGTCCTTATGGCTTCGGAATAGCCTTCCAAGCGGCTTGAAACTCCTCAGCACTAGCCCATGTGTTCTCAATCTCAACGTGGAGCCATTTCCCACCGGGCGAACCAAGCGCGGGACCCGTTTGGACCTTTACGCCCTTGACGCCCTCACCCCTAGAACAACGGAAAGAACGGCCCCACGCCTTGGTAGCACCGGGAGCCTTATAGGCGTAATCGTGTATCTCAGCAATGCGAAGTTCTTTGGTGTGGGCTAAAAGCCATTCCCAAGCGATGAGCGCCACTTTGCGGTCCGTGTAGCCAATGTCGCAGGCCCAACCTGTGGCGTGCACTGACAGCCATTTCGGGTCGCCTTCGATGGCTTTGGGGTTTTTCATGGTGCGGTTGGAGTAAATGCCCATGTTGGTAAATCCCCAGCGTCGGTTCATTGCTTTGACGAACCAGACGGTTACGGGTGACGCTTTGCCACCGTTGAAGGACGGGTAGTAAGGGTATTTACGGGGCACTTGGCGGGTCCTTCGGCTTGTCCTTCAGGCCGTTGCCTGCGAGCAGTCCGATAAGGCCACCGGCAAGGGTCATCAGCATCGGTGAGAGCACTGCCCATGCTTCGGCGTCGTTCGGTGCTTGCTCGAGTGGTTGCACAACGAACAGCAGGCCGTAGATCAGCGACACGATGGCGGCTACGAATGAGAACGATAGTGCTATGCCGACTACAAGTATGAGGCGGGCTTTTATTTCTTCGTTGGTGAGGCGGTTTTCTGGTTTCATTGGCATCGTTTTTCTAGTAGGCCGTCGGCGCGGGTGGTTTCGCAGTTTTCGCGTACGCGGTCTGCGCAACTACTCAGCACCAGCAACAACCCCAGCGTTAGCATTGCGCGCTTCATACTCTGCGTACTCCTCATCTGTCATCTCGCGTACTAGGTCGTCAATTTGAATAAATAAGCGGTTAGTTTCGGATTCCGTAGACACGGATAGTTCCTCCTGTGATTGTCCCTGAAAAGGGAATGAGTGTGAACGCTGTGTGCTGTGTGGCCGACGCTTCGGTGCCTGAATAGGAGCCGTAGGTGGTGGAGTAATTTATGCCGGTAGCGATGATGCGTGTGTACTTGGCGAGGTTGGGTGCAAGCACTTGGAAGTAGGCGCTGGTGCTGTTTGAGCCGCCGCCAACGTACGTTGCTTTGGCTGCGTTGTTGTCTGTTGCGAGTGAAGGGCCTACGCCTGCACTGGTTCCATAAATAAACCCGCCGTAGTACCCAGTGGTGGTTGATCCAAGTTGAATGCCAAGAGCGGTGTCTACTGACATGGTTCCACCCGTAACTGTGATGAGGTAATTCTCGTAATCTGACGAAAACGCACCCGACACAACGACGCTAGTAGGAGCGGGGCTAGTTGCAATTGTCTGTGTCTTGACCAGCCATAAACCGACACCATTCATGTCGGATGCGTTCAGCACGTCGCCACTAGCAAAAACAGGAAAACTCATAACATCATCCTAAAAGGTCTGTCCCGCCTAGGCGAGATTGGTTGAGAATAAATACTGCAGCCCAACGCGCCGACCCCTCAAGCGTCGTCACCCAACGCTCAGGCGTAACAGAGTGCGAGATACGAGACGTCAGCATCGGCGTGGTGATTGCGTTGCCAGACGGTGGAGTGACCTGCAAAGTAAACCTGTCAAACAGCTCGAGTCCGAGTGTCGAAGCCCACGACGCGGTAGGCGACAACACAACCGACACCGGCGACGCCTTCGCGTACACCTGCCCACCCCAGCCCACAATAATGTCAGCCACCTGATCGGCGTCCTCGATGGTCTGCACCTGCGTTGTAATAAACTGCTCCGCCTCGCCGTAAGTAGCGCTACTGGTCGTGTTTTCCTGAATGTAAACACCGCCGCCACTCATCTCAACATTTGCCACGTTACGCATGGAGTCGCCGTCGTATTGCAGCTGCACTTCGGTGCCGATGGAGTTGCCCATAAACCCGACGCCGTTGCCGTATTCGGCCTGCGGAACAATCGAGTCGATCTGGGTGCGAATTTGCGACTGGCTGTAAAGCGTCAAGGTGCCCGCCTTGTTTACAAACATCGGTGCAAACTCCGAGTTCGAGACCTTGGTCAGTTCTGACGATGCTGTGGGTGCGTCGGGTGTGAGCGCCAGCACGTCAGATGCGGGGCTTGCGGGTGTGGACACCAGCGACGAAGAAAACTGGGTGTTTCCGATGATGCGGGTTACACGCGCCGAACTTGTCTCGGGGTATTGGGCGTCACTAAGTCGGACGGCTTCTTGAACTTGTGCTTGGGTAAGTATTGACGGAATGAGCGCTAACTGTTGGAACTCGCCTCGGCCCAAAGAAAAGGTTTCATACGCTAAGACTGCGACCCCCGAAGTGTCTGACCTTGCGCTGGTGACGTCAATGCCGTCGATGTAGATCTTGCCTGCCCCTGTGCCGTTGTCGTATGTAAACGCAAAGTGGTGAGGCTCAGAAGGTTCATACCGGGCTGTGGTTTCCCATTTGTAGGTCCTGATTGTGTTATTGAAGGA